ATTATTATTATTATTATTATTATTATTATTATTATTATTATTATTATTATTATTATTATTATTATAAACCTCTTTAGTAATAACTTGAATTATATTATTAGTATTAATAGTTAATAGCTTATTTGAAAGATTTAAAAAATTACAAACTAAGAAAAATATATTGAGCATAACTATTTGTTAAATAGTAATATACTATATTTTGATTTAAATATTTTATATTATTTTTAAATAATGTTACAAAAATTGAGAGATTTATATGACAATGATAGTCTTCCTAATTTATTATTATATGGAAATAATTTAGTAGGTAAAAAAACATTGCTTGAGCAATTATTAATTTATATATATAAGACAAATGAAAATATAGAAAACAATACATTAATTTTAAACTGTAGCTTGGGCAAAGGCAATATTAAATTTATTAGAGAAAATTTACGATTTTTTGCCAATACAATTACTCATAAAAACATTACTAATTTTAAATCTATAATTTTATTAAATGCTGACAGCTTAACACTAGATGCTCAATCAGCATTACGCCGGTCAATAGAAATATATAATCATACTAAATTTTTTATAGTTACTGCCAATAAGTCTAAAATAATAAAACCAATATTATCAAGGTTTAGCGAAATATATTGTAATGATAGAAACATGGATATTATTAATAAGTCATTGAAAAGCAATAATAGCAATAACAATAATAGCAATAGCAATAGTAACAAAATTAATAATAAGCTTTCATTACTTATAAAAAATTTAGATAGTAAGCTAGAAACACTAAATTATGACAACGCTAATGATTATAATAAAAATGTATTATTATTAGAATATAGTTCATTAATATATAATAAAGGAATAAGTGCTAATAATTTGTTAGATTATTTTACAGCTAAGTCTAATTTTAAGACAGATTATTATAAATTTTTGTTTTTTTTTAATATATATAAGAGAGAAATACGTGTAGAAGAATATTTAATATACATTATTTTATATTTTTATAGTAATCCAGTGAATATAGATTTTTCAATGTTAAATAGCAACTAACTAGCATTTTAATTATTTGGCTAAATAAAATAATATTTTAGTTAAAATTAATTATTTAAAATAAAATTTTAGATTATAAAAATGGATGATTTTAATCTTTCAACAATAGTTGAATCTAAAAATGAGTGGTGTGCGCGATTAACAAATACATTAACTCCGTGTGTAATTGAAGGTCTTAGGTCAATATTTACAGAAGCCTATGATGTATGTTTAGAAAATAGTGAAGAAACAAAATATTTAATGACATTTCAAAACTTTTTAAACAATATTCCTAAATGGAGCGCAGAAATTGTTGAAAACGAGAAACAGCGCATAATTACGTCAAGCGCGTGTAATTATTTAGAAGATTTAATAACGTGTGTTCATATTACACAATTAAAATCGCTAACCTCTACTCGTGTGGGTTTAAAGCAAAAAAAAATAAATATTGATATACCAGACCTTCATAAATTTATACACAAGGTTTATATAAATGTTGCGCGAAAGGTATATGTAAATATATATTTATTTGAAAAGAATATAAAGCCTCTCCAAGTTCAAAAAAACAATAGAGAGTTAGAATTATTGATTAAGGAGTGTATATTAAATACAATAAGAGAGAGCATACCAATTGAACATATATTACAAATGTATTTAGATGAGACGTTGGAAACAGATGTTGAAGTAGAGGAGAAAAAAGAAATAGTAACTGATAAGGAAGCGCTAGAAAAGAGCAAGAAAGCAAAAGAAAAGAAAGAATTAGAAAAAATTAAACAAGAAACAGCAAATAAATTGAGAGAAGAAAGCAAGGTTAATTTAAAAAATACCATTTTAAATGCCAATAAGGAATTAAATCAGGTTAATATATTAGATGATCATAGCACTATTAAAAAATTAGAAAATGACTTATATTCGACCAAGGATAAAAGCAGTTTAGCTTCAGATACAGAAACAGAAACAGACACAGATACAGAACCAGAACCAGACACAGATAATAATTATAAGCTTAAAATAGATAAAAAAGCACAAACTAAACTTGATCTCGATATTCAAGATTTGAATGAAGACCCTGATAAATTGGATTTAGATACATTAAAATTGGATACTGAAATAAGCGATACTGAAAGTATAACTTTAGATATAGAAGAATTAAAATGAAACTATTAGAAACTTTTAGAAACTTTTTTTAAAAAGTTTCTGAATTTAATTCGTTATATTTATAAAATTCATTTATATTTATAAAATAAATGAATTTTATATTGCCTACATTATCAATAAGTATTATGTATGTGATTTTTAAAATTATAGATACTAAATATGTAACAAAGGATAATATACCTGTAAAATCAATAACAAAAGATGGTTTTATTGTATTTATATGTGGAGCTATTTCAATGTTTTTATTAGAACAATTACAGGTTACTCATATAATTGGTGGCGCTAAAGAATCGTTATCAGCTTTTACAAATGCGCCTGACTTTTAGCTGTTTTCTTTAAGTCCTTTTTTTATATATTATAAATTGATGTTGTTATAATATATAAATATAATATAAAGCATACTCAATAGTATTAAGTTATAATGGCAAATGATTTTTCATACCATAATAGGTAAATTATCAATATTAAATATTTCTTGAACATTATTTATATTTTTTTTAGCTATTTTATAAGCATCAAAGGCGGGTTTAAGCAATACATTTTGCGGCGTATGTCTATGAACTGAACGCGCAATCATTTTATATAATTTAAAGTCAGGATATCTCTCAGACCCGTTATTTTTATAGAGTATATTTTTATTGTTATCATCAAAAACCCATTCTATCATAATCTTTTTAATAGGAGATTTTAATTTTTTAATGTCATCTAAGTCGTCAATAAAATAATCAAATAAGCTACATCCAAGCCTACATAAATCAAAGCTGCTATTAGGACCAATAACTGGTTTAGCTTTATTTAAATAAGGCTCACAATTATATTGAGAGGTTGCGTCGCCTGACTCGGAATAGCTATCACTACATATAAAATTATTTTTGAATTTGTAAATGGCTCTTCCAAAATCGATTATTTTATATATTTTACCAAATGTAGGGACTTTATAATGAGTATTGTTATATTTGTAATATAAATATTTTTTAGGAGTAGATACATATACAATATTGTTTGTATGTAAATCGTTATGTGTAAAGTCAAACACTTTTTGATATGTTATTAATGTAAATAATATTTGTAATATTATTGACTCCCATTCATTATCTTTAATTTTAGTATTTACTATATAATCGTCTAAAGTATTTTCGCAACATTCTAATACTATCATTTCAACGGGTATTTTATCTATTGAGCAAAATATTTCTTCACTATTAAAGCTTGATTCGCTACTGTCATCGTCGTCATCCGAACCACTATTTTCTGAATTAGTTAAATCAGTATTTGAGGAACGCGAAGAACATGTATTTGAACTATTTGTAGTATTAATTCCTGTATTAGTATTTGTATTACTATTAGTAGTACTATTTACTACTTTATTATTTTCTAAAATATCTATATTTTCATAAGTTAGGGTGAGTTCTAAATTTGTATTGTGTGTTTCTTCTATGCTAACTTCATCTTTATTAGAATTAGAGCTTATAGCTAAATCGCTTATATCTAAGTCTAAGTCTAAGTCTAAATCCTCACTACAAGCACCTTTGTCTAATATTAATGGCTTTTTATTTTTCTTAGTATTGTTAAATAAATTAAATATTTTTTCGTTATCCTCAAAAATGAATAAGCTATTTCTGTGCTTATGAAAATAGTCCGACTCATTTAAATATTCTAAATCTTCTGTAACATTATATTTAAATTTTTTTTTTATTCCTAAAAAAGCACCATAATAGTCTAAACCATTATAAAAATTAAAATTATTTAATAAACAGCTTGATAAAAAAGAAAAAAAACCATCAATATATGCTGAATTATTTGGGTCTAAGATTTTTTTATAAGTAGTGCAATATTCTGACTCGGAGTTTAATTCTAAATTTGTGTGATCTATAAATTTAGGTAATTCTAAAATATTATAATTATTTTCATATTTTCCTATCATATATTTAACAGGGTCGACTAGAGGACTGTATTTTATAAATACTTCTTTTTTAAATTTATTGTCACATATATCTGTAAGTGTTGCTAAAAATTTATTGTAATTTATTTTTTCTAAAATTTGTTCCAATCTATACTTATTATTCAAATTTATAGCATTATAATTAGAACTATTTAAGTTAAAAAAAGTAGAATATAATGGAAAATAATTTTGCGAATTTTCTATATCTAGAAAGTCACTATTATTAAAGTTCTCAAATAGCTGTTTATTGTTATTTTTCCTATAGTTTAATTCCATTTAATAAATAACAAATACTTATTTTTTTAATTTATAACACAAATAAATATATTAAACATTAAGTTTAAATAGCAAACTATTAAATATAGCTAATAATTATAAATTGTTAAGTAATGACATTAGAATTGAAAAAATTTGACATTAAATCTATAAGTTTTAGGCCAGATGAAAATAAAGGACCCGTTATTGTGTTAATAGGACGTCGTGATACCGGTAAAACTTATTTGGTGCGAGATTTGCTATATTATCATCAAGATATTCCAATAGGGACAGTAATCAGCGGAACAGAAGCAGGTAACGGTTTTTATGCTGAGCATGTTCCTAAATTATTTATTCACGATGAATATAACACAGCTATTATTGAAAATATTTTGAAAAGACAGAAGACGGTAATGAAGCAGATAAAAAAAGAGGTCGAAGTCTATAAGAAATCAAATATTGATCCACGAGCATTTGTTATATTGGATGATTGCTTATATGATGGAAGCTGGACAAAAGATAAGATGATGCGTCTCCTATTTATGAATGGTCGGCATTGGAAGGTGATGTTGGTCATCACAATGCAATATCCTTTAGGTATTCCTCCAAATTTGCGCACGAATATCGACTACGTTTTTATATTGCGCGAGCCATATATAGCAAATAGGCGGCGTATTTATGAAAACTATGCAGGCATGTTTCCAACCTTTGAGAGTTTTTGTCAGGTAATGGATCAGTGCACAGAAAATTATGAGTGTTTAGTGATCAATAATAACGCCAAATCGAATAAATTACACGACCAAATTTATTGGTATAAGGCAGAACATCATAAAACATTCAAACTCGGCTCAAAAGAATTCTGGGAAATAAGTAAAAATATGGACTCCGATGACGATGAAGAAATGTATGACCCTAATTCGAGAGATAAAAAGAAAGGCCCCAAAATTAATGTGCGCAAAACTAAATGGTAAGGCGTTGCTTCCATAATCTTGCTTCTAAATTATGAAAACAATTTAAATCTTGCTCCTCCATGCGGAGGAGCAAAAAACTATTAGCATCCATTATAGAAACATAATTAAAGAGTTATTGCTCCTCCGCATGGAGGAGCGAAAAAACTATTAGCATTGATTATAATATAACTATAATTTTGCTACCGTACGTACGGTTGCAAAAATATATACACTTTGCCTATACTTAATTGTGTTTTTTGCTCCTGAACGTTCAGGACCAAAAAACATATAATAAAAAACAATATAAAGAAAAAACAAAAAATTAAAAGTCATCACCAAATTCGAAAGTGTTTAATTTAGCATTTTTAGTTGTAAGCGAATACTCACTTACGCGGTCTTCAAAAAAGTTGGTTTTTGTTTCAATGCTAATGTTTTCCATCCAATCAAACGGATTTTTGCTTTCATAAATTTTGTCACCCCCTAATTGAACACTTAACCGGTCAGCAACAAATTCAATATATTGTTTCATTAATACTTGGTTCATACCAATTAATCTACATGGAAGCGAATCGTTAATGAATTCGAGCTCAATAGCTACAGCTTCGCTAATGATTTCGTGAATTTTTTGCTTTTTAAGTGGCTTTTCTAATTTGCTATGTAATAATACAGCAAATTCGGTATGTAATGCTTCATCGCGCGAAATTAGCTCATTTGAAAATGTTAGCCCAGGCATTAGACCGCGCTTTTTCAACCAATAAATAGCGCAAAATGCTCCAGAGAAGAAAATACCTTCAATACAAGCAAACGCAACAAGACGAGTAGCAAAATTAGATTTCTTATCACTAATCCACTTAATAGCCCATTGTCCTTTTTTCTTAATACATTCGTATTCATTTAGTGCATTAAATAATTTGTGTTTTTGCTCTTTGTCTTTAATATAAGTATCAATCAATGTGGAATATGTAATAGAATGAATATTTTCCATAGCAATTTGTAGCCCGTAAAATGCTCGTGCCTCACTTAATTGAACTTCGCCCATAAAACGAACGCCTAAATTTTCTGACACAATTCCATCACTGGCAGCAAAAAATGCTAAAATCATAGATATGAAATGTTTTTCATCATCATTTAGCGTGTCCCAATCTTTATTGTCTTTTGAAAGGTCAATTTCTTCTGCTCTCCAAAACAAATCTTCTTGTTTTTTATACATTTTCCAGATGTCTTGGTCTTTGATTGGAAACATAACGTAACGATTAACGTCTTCTTGTAATAGAGGCTCTACGCAATTTTTATTCATTCTAAATAATATATGTTTAGATTTTTATATAATTTTAATAAATATTAATTTTTTATATTTAGTTTTTTATATTTAGTTTTTTATATTTAGTTTTTTATATTTAAGCTATAATTTTGTAATAAAAAATCATCTATATATAATTTATATGGCTCTTAGTTTTGGAGGTTCTATTGCTAAGTATGATAAAACTATATCCTCTATATTTGAAGATAATATGAATATAGAGAGATCAGCAATTGAGCAATATAAAACATTGAAGAAATTTATCCCACAAAAAGATACAAGCTATAAAAAAAATCTTTTAAAAATATTAGCACAACGAAATTTAGACTTAAAAAATAAATTAGAAATTAAAGAAAAACAAAATGAAGCATTATTAACAGTTTTGGAATATTTAAATACTTTAGAAAGAAAGCAATGTAAAATAAATATTCAAGAACTAATTGATAAAATGAGTTCATTAGAAAAAGAAATTGCTGATCTACGCAATATAATTTAGAACAATATATAACAATATATATTATAACAAAATAATATAGAGTGAAGATATAATATTATAAATACAAATTATAATATTATATTATAATATAATATTATATACAAACATGAAAAATAGAATGTCAAATAGTATGATGAGAAAAGTGATTGATAGAAAAATATTTAATAATAATAAGTTGCTTAATAATAAGTTGCTCAATAATAAGTTTCTAAATAATAAAATAACATTGTTAATAGTAGCCGCACTAGCATTTTTTTCGCTATACATACACATAACAAATTCTCGTTTTAGTGCTGTATTATTGTTTTTCTTAACAGCTGCTCTTGTATATAGCTTTACTAATAATATGACATTAGTTTTAGGAGCTTCTTTTGTAGTAACTACAATTGCTAGTGTGTCAAGTAGCTTATTTGGTTTTAAAGAAGGAGCAGATGATACGTTGACAGAAGATAGTGAAGACACTACAGCTACAACAACTATGCCTAGTACAGAAGAAACCGAAGAATCAGAAGAAACCGAAGAGGCATCAGAGCCAACAAAACCACCAGTAACAAAAAAAACTACAACACAAACAGGTAAAAAAGATACTAAAGATAAAGTACCGTTCGGTAATCAAAAATTATCCCCTGCTTTATTTAATACACCCAGTAAAAAGAATGTAGAAGCACAATTAGGAAAAGCATCAGAAGTTGAACAAGCATACGATAATTTAGAAAAGATTATGGGCACAGAAAAAATTAATTCTATATCATCAGAAACCAAAGATCTTATTAAACAGCAAAATGAACTAATTAAGCAATTAAAAACAATGACACCTGCGTTAAATAGTGCTATGAGTTCATTGGGTAACTTAGATTTAAACAAATTAACAGGAATGTTTAATAGTGCTACAAAAAATTTATCAGAAATAAAAGATGTATAAACAATAATATTATGTAATTTATAAATTATTATTATTATAATAATAATTATAATAATTATAATAATTATTATTATAATTATAATAATAATTATAATAATTTATATAAATAATAATGTCACAAAATCTTGTATATATTACTAATAATAAGTTACACTATAAAAACTATGAACTATATACATTAGCATTTTATATATTAGTAATACATTCGTATTATATATTATATAGAAATTTCAATAATAATAACTACATAACAATCTTTATATATTTTGTATTGCTATTATTGTCGTATATAAGATATAATAAATTCAGTTATTATATTTGCTATGTGTATTTGTTGGTT